AGAAAGTAGGGCAAGGAATGTCCGTGTTATCGAACCCGTCAAAGCACGTCGAGCGCCTCATCATGAGTTGTGGAATCAAGCACGATCAAAATCCGTTTCTCGGATGGCAGCTAGGAAACTGCGAGGTCTACGAGGATGTGCAAGGCAATATCAAGGTGAAAAAGAATGAATCTGATCCATCTGCAAAGGTCGATGGCATAATTGCGTTAATCATTGCTGTGCATTGCTCGCTTGATAATCCCGCTGTTTCTGGCTTTGGTTTTCGTTCATTTTAGGAGAATAAAATGGCTTTTCTTGACATTTTCAAACGGAAATCGCTGAAAAAAACTGAATCCAATACACTGTTTGGACAGTCAACACTAGGAAATAATATAGTTTATCAAGGCGCAAATACGCCGCCAACGGTAAGCACGCAAGTTTTGTACGTCACGACGTCAAGCGCCACCAATGCAGGGCGCTCGGTGGACATGACAATGCTGTCAAGAAACAGCACGATCATGGCCTGCGTGGGCGCGAAAGCAAGGGCAATGAGCCAGTTACCGATCCGGATTATGTGCGAAGTAGACGGGTCATACGTCGATGCGATCTTATCCGACCTGGCGGGGCCGCGTGATAAGGCAAAGGCGAAACAAGTTGCCAATCTTTTGTCGCAGCCGAGCCAATTCCAAAGTCAATACGAGTTTTGGTATCAGACAATGATGTGGCTTGACTTGTCGGGCGAGGCGTTTATTTTGTGGTGGCGCAAAGAGCAAGAAAACAGCACCGCGACGCCGCTGGAAATGTATTTAATGGATTCAACGCTAATCGCGGTGACGATCACGCCGACGCGCTATCCTTCATACCGTCTCAGCACTCCGGCCTACGGTTTTAACCGTGATGAGCCGCTTGCCGCCCACCAGATCATGCACATTGTCGAGGCGGCATGGCAAGGCTCAGGGGGTTTTAATAAGGGCATTCTTGCCACCGAGCTTGTCGGGCTGGATCAAGACATAGACCTATATGCCAATTACGTAATGCAGAACGGGGCAAAACCGTCTGGAATGTTCACCTCAGAACAGGTAATTCCAGATGCGAAATACAAAGAAATCGCCGCGAGACTGAAAGAGGCGTGGAGCAGCATGACTGGAAGCCGGAACGCTGACCCATCTAAACCCGGCCAGGGGATGCTTTTAGACCAAGGCATGAAGTACACGCCTCTTGACATGCTTACCCTGCAAGATGCTGACACCGAAAAGCTCAAAACGCAGACCATGAAGCGCATTTGTGGTTTGTTCGGTGTTCCTCCGGCGATGATTGGGATTGCTGACCAAAAATACAATAATACGCAAACCATGCTGGACGAGTTTTATAAGTCCACAATGTACCCAATCATTGTAAACATGCAGCAGAAGTTAAAACAGCATTTATTCCCCGGCTACCCTTCATTGTCGATTGAATTCGATACCCGCAATTTCCTCAAGGGCGCACCGCTGGATCAGATGAATTTTGTTGTTGCAGGAGTCGGAGCGGGGATCATGACGCCGAATGAAGCAAGGCAATATATGGGGATGCCAAATATTGAGGGCGGCGACAAATTAAGCGTGGCTAAGGCAGCTGCAATCCCAGGATCAAGCCCGCAAGACACAGGCGGCGGCGGGGGGAATCAAGTAAATAAAATGAATATAGGCAAATAAAATGCTTGCTATTTTTGCGGATGTGGTAGTATTTATGCGAAATCATCGTTTAGGGTCGCTTGTCCCAAAGCGTAAAACAATACAGGATATTGACAGAACAAAAACTTCTGAGGTCATATATGATCGAAAAAATCCTGATATGCGAAGCGAAACTCTGCATCGAGCAGCAGGGCAGCAACGCCGGAAAGATTGAAGCGACTGTCACAACTTGGGGCGCTCGTGAAGGCTCTGACGGGCGCAAGTTTTTTTATAAACCCGAAGGCTTTGCTGCTTGGGCAGACGAGTTTTCCAAGTCTGGGAAACCTCTCCCGATGTTCGTAAACCATTCTGCCGACGCTATTCCAGTCGGGCAGTGGGACGAATTCACTTTTACCGATGAGGGCATGACCGCCATGGGGAGGCTGTTTACAAATACCTCCGCCGGTGGCGACCTCTACAAAGTAATGCAAGACAGCCCCAGAATGTTCGGTGGCGTGTCTGTGTCTGCTTATGCCGATGAGTATCAAATGCTCGACGAGGCTGGCGCGGTGCTATCCGGCACAAATGCAGACGAGGGATATTTTAATATCACCAAAGGCGGCTTACGCGAAGTCTCGGTGGTGATGTATCCCAATAATCCAATGGCTGAAGTGTCAAAGCTGGAATACTTCCGGGCTGATGGCACTCCCGATTTAAAAGTTTTGGAAAAGACCTTGCGTGATGCTGGTCTTTCTAAAAATGATGCGGTCGCTGCCGCATCGAAATTTCGACAAGTTTTGGAGCAGCGTGATGCTGTGACGCTTGCGAAACCTGCGCCACGTCGGAGTGAATCCGGTGCGGAAGCGACCATTCTTGCGGCTCTTGAGCAGCGGGAACTTTTGAAATCACTTTCTAAGAGGCTTAAAAATGTCACAGGAAATCATTGAGAAACTGGACGCAATCGAAGCTACTCAGGCCGCCGCTATCGCGGTGATTGAAACGAAGGCGAGCGCCGCGCTTGAAGTCGTCAAGCTTGATTTTGCGGAAAAAATGTCAGCACTTGAAGCCAAGGTATCGGCAGTTCAAGCGCCAGCCATTATCAAACCAATTGCAAAAAGCACCACGGTCGATGTAAATCGTTCGGTGCGCGAGCAATTGAAAACTTTCATGAGCAATCAGAATCGCGTGCAAAAAGAATTGCAAATTTTTGCTGACGAGTCCCAGATGCGCTCCTATATGTCGGAGGCTTCGGCCCTGACCGGTGGCGGCGCAGGTGTCGGTGGTCGCACAGGTTACGATCCGGTGTTTGTCACTCTGCGTCTGGCCAATCCGCTGCGCGGTGTTTCGCGGACTGTAGCAACTGATGGCGCTACTTATCAATTCCGCACCAAGACCGGCAACGCGGGCGCGACTTGGGGTTATGCGATCCAGAACAACGGCTCAGCGACTACGGAAGCGACTTCAATTTGGCAACTTACCCTTGCTGATCTGAATGTCCAATTCCCAATCCGCACGGCGGCGCTGGACGACATTGACGGGCTTGAGGCTAATGTGGTCTCTGACATGCTGGCCGAGTTTAGCCAGACCGAAGCGCAGTCGATGATTCTGAATAGCGATCAAACGGACACTCCGGCGACTTATGGCGGCACGTCTGGACTTCGCGGACTGAATCAGTATCCTGGCTCAAATTCAAGTTTTACGGCCGGCACGATCTCGACGGCGGCGTTCGGTACTTCGGGCACTGGTTCAACTAACGGCCTGCACTCGATTGCAACTTACGATCAATTGACCTCAAACGTCAATACCGTCGGCGCAAACGCGATTGTCTACAAAGACGTAGTCAATTTTGTATACAGCCTGCCACAACAATATTGGACTGATTCGGCCAAATTCCTGATTAACCCGATTTTGCTTCAAGCAATTCGCGGGCTGATAGATAGCCAAGGTCGTCCAATCTATGTCGATGGTCTGGCGCGTGGCGATGGCATTGTCGGGCAGCTGCTTGGCTTTGATGTAGTTGTCAATAAGTACGTTTCCAACCCATCGCAGGCTACTTCTGGTTCGGCCGGGACTACATCGCAATATCCGATGTATTTCGGTGATTGGCAGCGTGGCCATACTATCGTGGATCGTCTCAATATGGTGATGCGCCGGTATGACCAAACTCTCCCCGGCTCAATCACTTTTTACGGCGAAAAACGGTTGGCTACCAGCGTGGTCGATCCGTTCTCAATCATCCGCTATCGTTCGACTGCTACCGCAACTTGATTGTCGTAACCTCGCCGGGGCTTCGGCCCCGGCTTTTAAGGGCCAAGCCATGAATATATTAAACGGAATCCGTAAGGCTATTACGGAAGGCGGTATGGTCACGGTTGACCTTAAAGAGGCATCATCGCTGACTGGCTCCGGCTCAGGAGTCGGCGGAAATGTTGTCAACGATGTTGCATTTTCCAAACTGCGCCAAGCTAATCCATTCCGGCAAGCAAGTCGGCAAATAATGGTAGCGGGTTCTGATGCGCAGTTTGTAGCCCGCATCGGCAATGCGGCCAACGCTACAAACCCATGGCTATATCCGGTAACTGCGGATAGTGGTTCGCCGAACTACGCTACAAGCATTTGGCAATTGCCGGTGCGCGTGCTGACTGCACAACTGCCAATCCGGTCTGCCGTTCTGTCAGACGTGAATGGTCTGGAAGCAGAAATTGTTGAAGATTTAATGCTTGAGTTTAGTTCTTTAGAAGCTCAATCTATGGCAACAAACGATGATCAATCTGGAAGCGCTACAACGGCCACTGGTGCTACGTCTGGACTTCGCGGGCTAGATATGTATCTAGGCAGCTCTGCAAGCGCCTACGGCACGTCTGGGACTGCTATAACAAATGGTATCCACACCATTGCAACTGTATCTCTCGGCGGCGTGGCGGCTACGTATGACAATATTGTTGATATTGTCGGCGCACTTCCGGCGCAATATTGGGCGCTTGAAGGGACTGCATGGCACATGGCGCCGGACACAATCAAGGCGTTAAGAAAACTCAAGCACGGTGGAATTCCGATGTTTCTTGAAGTCGGTGATTCTGATGGGGCTGCTCTTGGGTATGTTTTTGGATTTCCGGTAATTCCTAATCCATATTTGAGCGATGCGTTCCCGATCTACCTTGCCAACTGGCCGAGGTTTATGACCATCGGTGATAACGAAATGATGAACATTCAAATGTTCGATCAGACTGCGCCCGGTTTTGTAACCTTGTTTGCCGAACAGCGCGTAGTAAGCTCGGTTCGGGATCCGTTTGCCGGTGTCAGGGCCAGCGCAGCATGAGCACTCAAACGACTGGCAATGACCAGTCGCGAAACCCTTTCTCGTACTCATCATTCGTTCAGACGACGAGGGACGTTGTCACTCCATGGCTTACGCTTGATTCGATCAGTAATCAACTTAACCTGTATTCAGATGACAGCCAGGACGTTTACTTAACCTCGCTTGAGCTTGCTGCACGCATGGCCATTGAGGATTATCTTGGCTTGGCTATTTTTGCGACCAGCTACCGCGTTTACTACGGCGCAGAGACTAGCGAGAATAGCTATGTCGCGCTCGATCTTCCAGAGGCTAACGCAGTCGTCACAATAGACCAAGTCGCTTATTACAATCAGGCTGTCCCGGCAGTCTTGACGGTGATTGCATCAAGCGGCTATCAGTACGATGCGAGCGGCAATAAAATCATCATCCAAAGTATGCCGACCACAATCAATACGCAGATGACCGCGCCGGTGATTGTTGACTACACCACGGCAGCAAATATCCTACAAACGTATCCGGCAATTAAACAAGCGGGTCTCCTGCTGCTGACGCATTTTTACAATCAGCGCTCCAATAGCACGGACGCAGCTTTAAAGGATATTCCGTTCGGCGTATCAACACTTTTGCGCCCTTACAAAAATTTGGTTATGTGAAATGATTTCCCGGTTTGAAAAGGTCGTTATCAATAACCTGGCTTTTTCAAAGTCAGCGTTTGGGGAACAAACGACTTCTGAAACTGCATGGTTTACCAGCATGGGTGAAATAAAATCAGTGTCCAACAGCGTCAAAATATCCGAAAAATATCGGCTCTATCAAGACATGGTGAATATCACTTTTAACTACACCCCGAACTGGCGCACCATCGTTAATAACCAGAATTTGTACTCTCTCACTTATAGAGGATTTAACTGGCGCATCACGGACGTGCGCGAGACCGACGATAGACAAAGAGTAATTGCTATGTGCTGGCGCAATGACCCGGTGACCGCACCATGAGTCAGAACAATGTTGTCACTTACGCCAAGGCGATCCAAGCGCAGCTTGCCAGCACCGCTTCTCCTACACCGGTTTATGCAGCGTTTAATCGTAATTTTGCAACTGAACCAAAGTTTATTACATGGATGCTGCGCGACGTACACCAGCCGGTCTATACCGGCCCGGTGCAAAGTGTAAAAGGAATTGATCGACCAACATTTCAAATCAGCATTTTCACGCAAGTAATCGAAGATGGGTTCACAATCTCGAACACGATTCTACAAGCACTGCATGGATACTCAGGACTTTTTGGTGGCGACACTTACGGATTTCAAATAGCCAAGGCTGACATAATGTGGCTGTATAACTCTTACGACAACACTGAAAAAATGGCGCAGATTTTTCTGGACTGTACTTTGGATATTCCCACTTAACGAGGTTAAATCATGGCACTCCCAAACAAAATACTTCCAGGATTCTCTGCCGCGCTGTACGCACAGCCGACCGCCACGCCTACGGCTTTGACGCTGGCGCAGCTATCGACCGTTGCCAACGTCGCTGCTATCGCGGTTACCAGCAATCTGATTCCGGTCGAGGCGATACCAGCCTTCGGACAAGACGATGCGGTGGCCTCTTTTGCGGTCGCAGGCTCGCGCCAGTCTGACAAAATCCCAACGCAATCCGCTCCGACTTCGCTCACGATTTCGGCGGCATGGAATCCCACGGACACTAATTTGCTGCTCATGCGAGCAGATGCCTATTCTGGCGTGATTGACCGTACTTTCGTTGTCTCGGCGACAGAAGGTTCAAACATCATTTACTACGCATTCAACGCTCGCGTGTCCGAGTTTCACATTGATGCACAACCAGGCGCTGAAGCGAAGTGTACTTTCAGTGTGCACCCTCGCGGCAATTTGTACGGCTGGTCTAACAACGCTTAAGGAGAATTACCATGGCTGCACCTGACAAAGTTCTACCCGGCTTTTCTGCTTCAATGTGGATGCAGACCGGCGCTACACCAACCGCTCTGTCAACGGCTAATCTATCGGTATGGACTGCGCAAGTCGCAACGATTGTCGGAACTGCCGCAAACGGTTCAGGCGGTTCAGGCACGCAACTTAACGTCGAGGCGGTGCCAGCCTTTGGCCAAGATGACGCGGTGGCTTCATTTACCGTGGCTGGCTCACGGCAATCAGACAAGATACCCACTCAGTCGGCTCCGACCTCGCTCACGATCAGCGCCGCTTGGAACCCCACCGACGCGGGGCTGTTGCTGATTCGTGGCGATGCGTACTCAGGCGTAATTGATCGTACCTTCGTGGTGGCTGCCGCTTCGGGCGCGACAACGATTGCCTACGCATTTAACGGCAGAGTTTCCGAGTTTCACATCGACGCGCAGCCGGGTGCAGAGGCTAAATGCACGTTCAGCGTGCATCCTCGTGGCAATCAATACGGCTGGTCAAATACATGATCTCCGCGCAGCTTAAGGCTGCCATTAACGCCTTAACCACCACCTACCAAGACCTAGAGCTTACTGCTCGCGGTCTGGTGGTGGATGCGCAGGAGGTTGCACGCGCATTGGCTGCCGCAACACCGGATACCGCAGAATATGTGGCGCTGCAATTGCTGCAAAAACAAAACCCATACACTCAAAAGCTTCTGCCGATGGAAGATTAAAAATGCCTGCAATACAAAACACGGATGACCTGCTCGGCTTTTTAACAGCGCAGATGGAGGGTGGAAATAAGCAGTGGTTTGGATTCTTGCAGCAAAAGTTAACCGGCATCAAGCTCGTACATGAAATTGCTGCAAGACATGCCGACACGATGACACCGCAAGAGATTGTCGAATACGTGCTCAAACTGAACGATGAAATTTACAACAAAATAATTAAGCGGTAAAAATACGATAGGAAAAAATATGTCGATAGCACAAAAGCTAGGCCAGAATTACGAATCAATCCGAGTTGCCGCAAAGTTTAAAACCATCAACGTCAATTTAAACGACATTGATTTCAAGTTAAAACTTCGCATCCCGGTCAAACGCGAGATGGATGAAATGTTTTCAAACATTACCTCGCCAACGCAGGAGTCCATTGATTCTCAATACGAGATTCTCTCAGGGCCGCTCAAAAAAACGCTTCAAACAACGGACGAATCGTTTTTGACTGCGATGAATGCAGATTCGGAAAAAATTAAAATCCTTGAAAATGACATTATTGTTGACGGAAACTCTATTAGACAAATTGCGCAAATGACCGTTATCTGGCAGGCGCAGGTCGAAAAATACTTTTCCTTATTGCAGTCGGAAACTGGCGAGCCGATCAATGAGTCATACGAGGAAATCGCAGAGGAATTTCCTGATTCTATTATTCGAGAAATAATCGAAAAAATAGAAGCAGCAATCCGTCCGAATTACAAGGACACGAAAAAAAACTAAGGAGGTCATTGCGTAGCCAAGTCCGGGCCGCAATGATCTTTAACGGGCAATCACCGGACGTAATAGAAAGTATTGACGAGGATACATTTGCAGAGATATGTGTAATGTGGGCGGACGGGATGATTGGTGAAAAGGCAACATACGATTCCATCGCGCCATTGACCACAGCAATTTTTAACTACATTCGAGCGCCATCAACGCCACCATATAAACCGAAACAATTATTCCCATGGATTGCAGAGTACGAAGAAAATCCTGATTTAGAAGAAGATCAAGTGCAGAATGGATTAATTGCTTTTTTGACTTCCGCGCCAGGGTTTAGCATGGAGAAATTAAATGGCAGAAATAATGTCGTTAAAAGTTGAGGGATTTAATGACCTGTTTAAATCCATGCAGGATTTGGCCGAGGAAATTGGCAAAGGGAAAACCGACAGGATTTGGCGCGAGTCTTTGAAATACGCTTTTGAGCCAACTTTGCAAGCAGCGAAAACTATGGCTCCGGTAGACAGTGGGCAATTAAAAGATCATTTATATATTAAAGTTCACAAGCCACAATCTAAAGACAAAAGCAGCAAATACTATGACGGTGAAATGTACATGGTTCGCGTAACGCTTAATCCAAAGCGCAATGATTCTGTATCGAGAACCGTACTTAATAAGCGCGGAAAATTTCAGACAGTTACATCAAATCGTCCAGTAGGATTGGCACAAGAATTTGGAACCGCGCGCATGAGCGGTAAAGATGGACACCCATTTCTCCGTCCTGCGCTGTCAAGTACGGCGGGCGAAGCGGTCAACAGGCTTGGATTAAAGTTATGGGCTGAGTTGACATGGGGCAAATACGCTAAGGCTTAATTATGGCAATCATTGGATCGTTATCCGTCAAGCTCGGTTTGATTACTGTCGATTGGGACAAGGCGACAGATAAAGCTAAGCAGCAAGCCAAAAGCCTTCAATCCGCTTTTGAAGGATTAAGCGCGGGCGTTAGAAAGGGCGCGGAGCTTTGGAAGCAATACGGAACCATTGTGGGGTCAGTAAGTTTGGTCAGCGCGATAGCATCAACCATCCAATTCACGGATGAGATATCAGACCTCGCGCGTGGCTTTGATCTCACGATAGGGCAAACACTTGCGTTTAGAGATGCACTTCTGGCAGGTGGAGTCTCGTCTGATCGTGCAGCAAAAATGATGAGTTCATTATTTTCGGTAATAGATGATGCTCGAAAAGGCACTGATTCAACAATTGCCCAATTTG